ATAAACAACAATAAAATGAAATTATCAGAAGTACGCGAAGTTATTCGCCAAGTAATAGCGGAAGCTAAAGCTGAAGGTGGTTTACCAAAATCAGGCGGTAAATTAGTGCACCTTAAGAAAGAAATGGAAGGTCTAAAGAAAATGAAAGAATCTTTAGGTCAATTAACAATTGCTGAAGGTGGCGAACAATCATTCGTTGCTGAGTACGCTCACATGCAAAAGTTCGTAAATGAATTAGAAAAAATCAAAGCTGCTCATGCTAAATTAGCTGAAATGTTAGATGGCCAAATCAATGAAGTTGGTGGTAAGATTGAATCTGAAACACAAAAGATCAAAGAAATGGTTGGTTTAATCGAAAAAGCTCCAAAAGAGAAAAAAGAAAAGAAAGCTGACAAAAAAGACGCTAAGAAAGAAGAACCAAAAGAAGAAAAAGCAGCTGAAAAAGCTGAAGATAAAAAATAATTATAATGATTAAATTATCTGATATATTGTCCGAACGCGATCTATCTGCTAAGGAAGAAAAAATAGTTAAAGCATTAAAGAAAACAGGGAAGTTCAAAAAGGACGACCCTGCTCTTTATGCTATTGCTGCTTCAAAAGCTGAAGGATTAGATCCAGTAGGTAAAGAAGATGATGATATCAATAACGATGGTAAAGTAGATAAGACAGACAAATACTTAGCTACTCGTCGTGAAAAAATATCTCAAAATATAGATGAAACTCATCTAGATTGGCCTCCAACTCCTGATCACGAAGCTACAATGGCTATGGGTGAAATAAGAGATATGGTAGAAAACGGAATGAAAGTTTACAGAATGATCAAACCAAATCAACAATTACCAGGTTGGGTTTCAGGTTATATTACTTTAGCTTCTGACTACATGCATAGCATAGCTGAGTATTTAACTGAAGAAGAAGCTACATTAGGTCAACAAATGGACAATGAATAAAAAACTATTATTAGAGAAATATATTAAAGTTGCTGTTAAGAAAGCTTTAAAAGAGCAGGAAGCACAGCAAAGAAAAGCCGAGAAAGCGATGTACCTAGTGTATCGCTTCCCTGGTTTGAAAAAAATTATGGTGGAATTAATGTCACCAGCATTTGGACGTTATACATCTGGTATCAGTATTATAGCTCCAAAACCAACTACATTTAAAATTGATCTAATTAATGGCCAAGATTTTACAATTTACTATTTAGGTAAAGGTAAATTTATGGCTAAAATAGCTGGTAGAAAATACCACCCAGATATTTTAGGTGAATTAGAAAGAGGTTCTCAAGCAATAGCTGATTTATTAGAATTAAATTATGCTACTACAGGCGAAGAAAAAGAAGCTACACCCGCACCACCAAGTGATGGTGGAGGTTCATCATCAATTCCTTCAGCCGAAGATACAGCTAAAGACCAAGAATTAGCAGCTGATTTAGCAGCAGCAACTGGTGGCGCTGAAGCCCCAGCTGAAGAAGAAGCACCTGAAGAAGAAATTCCAGCATAATATGACAGTTACAGATAAAATATTAAATGAGTGGTCATTTCGATGCCACGATGGTATTGTTGATTTAAACGATCCAAAAAAGTTATCTGTGTTGAATGAAATTTTAAACGAATACGATTTGCAATTAAATGAAGACAATAGTATAGATTATACTAAAACTCTAAATGCTAAAGAAGTTGCTAAAAATAGAAAAGTAGGTGGTTATAGAGGTGATAAAGTTATATCATTTGTTAATGATAAAAAACCATTTACTTTAAAAAATGGTAATGAAATAGTTTTAGATTTTATCAATGATGAAATTCAAGACATATTTGTTAAACGTGAATATAGTAAATTAACATCAAATCAAATAGTATTTGTTGATGATAATAGCAACGAATATAAATTAGAAGATATAGTTAAAACAGCTGATTTTGGAGGTAAAGTTAAAGGATTTTCAACTAAACATGAAACATCAGCTCTTAATGAATTTGATGCTTTAATAAAAAATATATTACAAGAAAATAATTTAGAATCTATCAGTATAAAAGTTGGTAATGACATATATGAAAATATAATAGGCGCTATTAACCAACCAGGAGTACCTAAATCAGATTTTAACTTAATCAATTTAGATAACCAACCAGTAGTATTTATCTCTCATAAAATGGGTGGTGGTGCTAGATCGTTTGCTAGATGGGGTGGATTTGTATTTGCTTTTAAAGAAAGAAATCCTGAAGTAATGCAATTTGTTCAAAATATTTCTGAAAAAATAACTAATAATACTTTTGAAAGAAATGCTTCATTTGCTCAAAAAATCAATAGCCAAGAATTAAAAAATAGAATAGTATTCGGAAAAGAATTTGGTAAAGAATTTAGCAAGAATAACGTACAAATTGTAATCCAAGGTAAAGTAACATTAACACCAGAAAATAACATTTACACACTATCAGGCGAAAATACATGGCTAAATGGCCAAACACCAGAAGGTGAATTTGAACCAGTATTAGAAGCTCATTATAGAGGAGATTTTACATCATTGGGATTTAAAAATGCAGAATCATTCTCTAGACCTATAGTAACAATACCAACAACAACAGTAAAGTTTAATTGGTAAAATAAACATATAGACAGATTCATAGCCTGTCGCATCGAAACGAAATTATGCAGCTGTGGCGCACCCAAAAGGTGGGCCACCTTACATTTGGAAATGTCAAAATTTTTTATTATATTTACATGTTTAATTTAACTTATGGAAAAGAAAATTTTAATTGTTGGAGCAGGAGTAGCAGGTATTAATGCCGCTACCAAATTAGTAGATAATGGTTACCCTGGTGAGTTAATCACTATTATAGATAAGGGTAACGACCCAATCAACCGCTTACCTGAAGAGGTAATGACTGGTATGTTAGGTGCTGGTGGATGGAGTGATGGTAAATTAGTAGTATCAACAGTACAAGGTGGACAGTTATCCAAGTATTGTGGTGAAGAAAAAGCTATGGATTTAATGAATGAAGTAGTAGCTAATTTTACTCGTTTTCACCCTAAACCAGAAGATATTTCATGTTCTGATCCTAAGGAAGAACCTAACTTTATTAAACCATATTTCGACTTACGTATGTCGCTTGTATGGCATATTGGTTCTAACTATTTACATGAGATTGCTAAAAATTGGTATTCATTCTTACAAGATAAAGGTGTTAACTTTAGTTGGAATGTTGAAGTTACTAGTATTGATTTTAACAATAAAACACTTAATTATAAGCAAGGTGAAGATACATTTACAGCATTAAACGCTTATGATGAATTAATATTTGCTGTAGGCAAATCAGGTATTGATTTTGCTCAAGCATTATCAGATGAATACAAATTACCTACTGAGGCTAAAGCAGTACAAATTGGTGTTCGATTTGAAGCACCACAAAAATACTTCCAAAAATTGATTGATGTATCTTATGACTTTAAGTTATATCAAAAACATGATAATGTTTCTATTCGTTCATTCTGTACTAATAATAATGCGGCTTATGTAGCAGTAGAAGAAACATATGGTGATTTAAGTTATAATGGTCATGCTAAAAAAGGTGAGGAATTTAGAAATGATATGACTAACTTTGGTATTCTAATGGAAATTAAAGGCATTGAAGATCCATTTAAGTGGTGTAGAGACGCAGTATCTAAATTACAAGTTAATGGAAAAGGATTATACTATTCACCTAACCGTACTCGTACTCCAGGACTAACATCAGAAGGTACTACAGTAACATCCTATCCAATAGATACTTTAGTACCATTAGCTGAAGCTTACGGTGAATATCTAGCTTATATTATAAACTTTATTGATAATATGAATAATATATTTGAATTTGGTAATGATTGGGGAATGTATGTACCTGAAGTAAAGTACTTATCACCTGAACCATTAGTTAATTATACAGACCTATCATTAACAGAATACCCTAATGTACACTTTGTAGGTGATGCTTTATCAGCTCGTGGTATTACAGTTAGTGGTGCACACGGAATTTATGTTGCAGAATCTTTAATAAAATAATATATGGCAGAAACAAGAAGAACAGAAACAAAAGATGGTTCAATCATCTACTCATGGATGGGTAAGATGCATTGTTGGGAAGGACCAGCTTACATCCCTCAAGGTAATAAACGTGCCGCTGAGTATTGGTTATTTGGTTTTAAATACACTAAAGATCAATGGGAAGATAGAAAGAAAGATGTTAATGGTGTACCATTCTACAAAACAGCTGCTGCTAAAGCTACAGGAGCTAGAGTATAGGCAGAGTAAAAATTTTATATTTAATATATGAAATTTACACGAGTATACGAACACGAAGACACTACTGAGACTTGGACATTCGATACTGATAAGTTCAGAAATGGACCTATTAGTGTCGAAATCAAGTATAAGAATGGAGCTGACAAACCAAAGAATTGGAATAAAATAGCTAAACAAGCTAAAGATGATCGTCGTGCATCACGTCAAATGAAAAAAATAAACGAAAGAAACAAATGAGAATAGGATTAGCAGGTACAATGTCTGTAGGTAAAACTACATTAGTAAAAGCAATGTCTGAATTAGAACAATTCAAAGACTATTATGTAGCTACTGAGCGTAGTAAGTATTTACGTGATTTAGGTATACCATTAAATACTGATTCATCATTACCAGGTCAGTTTGTATTTTTAGCAGAACGTGCTAGTGAATTATTACGTGAAAATGTATTAACAGATAGAACAATTTGGGATGTATGTGCATTTACATTAGGTGCTCAATCAATTGATCAATTTGATAAGCGTTCATTTGTTGAGGCTGCTATGACATTGCGTAACAGGTATGATTTAGTAGTTTATGTTAGTCCAAATGGCGTTGAGATGGAAGATAATGGTGTTAGAACTACTAATTTAGAATATAGAGCTAAAATAGATGAAGTAATTAAATTATCATTAACTGAATTTCCACCATCTAAATTAATTACTGTGGAAGGTACAACAGAGCAACGTATTGCTACAATTTTACAAAATATTTAATATTTATATGATGAACAACACTAACGCCGACAAAATGAAAAGTAAAGAACTACGCAAAATTATTCGTGAAGCTATAGCTGAGGTATTAGCTGAAGCCGACATATCAGGCCCCGAAAAAGCCGCTAAAGATGCTGAAATAAAAGCACTTCAAGCTAAAAAGAAAGCTATTGATGCAAAACTTGGGGATATAACTTCTGGTAGAGAAGAAATCACAGAAGACAATATTGATGAACTAGCACGTATTGCTAAAGGCTATAGATTAGCTGACGAAAATGTAGATACAACTCGATTCACAAAAACAATTTCAGGTACATCATTAGCTGATGTTATTAACTATTTTAGAGAAAATCCAGGTGCTGATAAAAAAGCATTACAAACACAATTTAATTTTGCTCGCCCACAAATCGCTAACGCTATTGTTAATGGTTTAATGGATGCAGGTGTATTAGTTAAATTAGGTGCTGGTGGTGAAGAAGAACCAGCAGGTGTTCAAGCACAAGCTCCAGCAGCAACTGATGCTGAAGATATGTTTGTTGGTGGTGCTGAAAACCCATTAGCAATGTATTTTGATGGTGAACCAAATGCTGATGGTTCTGAAGATATGGTTGAACCCGAAGCAGGTGAAATTGAAAAAGCTCCAGTAGCAGGTCAATTATCAGATGAAGATTATGAAGCATTCTTAAAAGCATCAACATTAGAAGATCGTATTGCTAAAGTTAAAAGTGATATTGCAAAAACTAAACGTTCAAAACCAGGTGGTGAGTTTTCATCTGAACCATCTACAGAATTAGATCGTTTACGTGCTTTAAAAACAACATTAGAACAGCGTTTAGCTGATTTAGTAGCAGGATCAAAATACTTACAAAAACGTAGTGGTGTTGAAGTAGATGATATTGAATTAGAAGATGAAGAAGAACCAATACAAGAAGTTGACCAATATGATCTTAACAAAATGAAATATTACGCAGGAATTATAAAATAAAATATATGAAAAAAGTAGTTTTAGGAATTTTAGCATTTTTAGTATTAGCTTATATCATTTTTGATAAAGTTAGTGATGCTGGTTTATCAAAAGAATTTTTACAAAGACAAGACAGTTTAGTACATGCTGTTGATTCAATGAAATTAGATTTAGTACAAGATAGTATTAAAATTGATTCATTAGTATTAGTAGATATACAATTACAAGACAAATTAGCTTATGCTAAATCTCATGTAAAAACAGTTACTAAATTTGTTGATTCATCTAAAGCAGCAGTTGACACTTATAGCGAACATGAGTTAATTACATTCTTTAACAATCGTTACCCTAAAGATACAACTACAAATAAATTACCTTTAGCACAACCAGTATTAGTATCTACAGCTAAAGATTTAGCAGAACTAGATGGTGCAAAACAAATCATTACAATTAAAGACAGTGTTATTGCATTAACTGAATCAAGAGTAAGTGGTAAAGATAGTGTTATTTCTGTTTACATTAAAAAAGAAGGTACATACAAAAATATCATGACCAATCAAGATTTACAAATTAAAGATTGGAAAAACCAATACCAAACATTATATTTACAAAATCAAAAGCTTAAATTTAAGAACAAAATTACTAAGATTGGAGCTGGTGTAGTAGTTGGTGGATTAGTATATCTAATGATTGCAAAATAAACTTGCATACCCATACATAACTAAGGCTCAATCGTAAGGTTGAGCTTTTTTTTATATATTTATATACATGAGTCAAGCGAACATAAAAGAAATAATTAAGGCGGAATACATCAAATGTGCTACCGATCCTGTACATTTCTTTAGAAAATATTGTTATATCACCCATCCTGTAAAAGGTAGAGTACTATTTCATCTTTATCCATTCCAGGAAGATGTATTAAATGATCTTAGAAATAATAGATTTAGTATTATAAATAAATCAAGACAGTTAGGAATCTCAACTTTGTCTGCAGGTTTTGCTCTTTGGACAATGTTGTTTCAAAAAGATAAAACTGTATTGTGTATTGCAACAAAGCAAGAAACAGCTAAAGGAATGGTAGAGAAAGTACAGTTTATGTACAATTCATTACCATCTTGGTTAAAAGGTAATATAAAACCAATATCTGATAACAAATTATCACTAAAATTAGCTAATAACTCCCAAATTGTCGCTACATCAGCTGCATCAGATGCAGGTAGATCGTACGCAGTTTCGTTACTTATTGTGGATGAGGCTGCCTTTATTGAAGGTATTGATAGAATTTATACGAGTATTAAACCAACCATTGCAACGGGTGGTGGAATTATAGCATTATCATCTCCAAACGGTGTAGGTAACTGGTTCCATAGAATGTATACCGATGCTGAGATAGGAAAGAACGAATTTAAAGCAATTAAATTAAGATGGGATTTACATCCTGATAGAGATACAAGATGGGAAGAAACAGAGCGTGCAAATATGTCGTCTCGTGAATTTGCCCAAGAGTATGATTGTGACTTCTTAGGATCTGGAAACTCAGTTATTGAACCTGATATATTATCATTTTATGAAGAAACTTTTATCACCGATCCTATTGAGCGCCGCTTTATGGGTGGGGATTTTTGGATTTGGGCTTATCCTGATTATAGTAAGCAGTATATTGTTTGCGCTGACGTTGCTCGCGGTGACGGCGCGGACCATTCAGCATTTCATGTTATTGATGCTGTATCACTTGAACAAGTGGCTGAGTACAAATCACAAGTGGATACCCGTACTTATGGAAATATGTTGGTATCTGTTGCTACTGAGTACAACAACGCTTTACTTGTAGTAGAGAATGCTAATATTGGGTGGGATGTTATTAATACAATAATTGAAAAAGGATATCCTAACACATACTATTCACCTCGTGCTTATGGTGAGATGCAAATGGATAAATGGATGGCTAAAATGGAATCTGAACAAACAGTTCCTGGATTTACTACATCAGCTAAGACAAGACCACTTGTTATCTCCAAAATGGAGGCGTATATTCGAGAGAGACAATTCACCTTCCACTCAAAACGTTTGTTAGAGGAATTAAGAGTATTCATTTGGATGCATGGTAAAGCACAAGCTCAAAATGGATATAATGATGATTTAGTAATGGCGTTAGGAATGGGATTATTTGTAAGAGATACAGCAATGAAATTTTACGAACAAGGAATGAATATGACTCGACAAAACATAGATAATATAACTAGAACAGGTCTAGATATGGCTCCTGGATCTTTTATGTCTAATAATCCTTATCAAATGGATATAGGTAACGGACAAATCGAGGATATTTCATGGATATTAGGATAAATAAATATTTATAGTCACAATAAAACATAAAAATGGCCGAACAAAATAATACTGGTTTGTTTAGTAGATTAACTCGTCTCTTTAATACAGATGTTATTATAAGAAATGTTGGAGGTAATCAACTAAAAGTAACTGATGTAGACAAGATTCAAGCATACGGCAATGTCAAGACAAACGCATTAGTAGACAGATTTACAAAATTACATCGCTTTGGGGCTAACATGCCTTATAACCCAACGATGAACTATCAAACACTTCGTATTCAGTTATATACTGACTATGAAGCAATGGATACAGAATCAATCATTGCATCTACATTAGATATTGTAGCTGATGAATCTACCCTAAAAAATGAAATGGGTGATATATTGCAGATTAGAAGTGCAGACGAAAATACACAAGCTATTTTACGTAACTTATTCTATGATGTATTAAATATTGAATTTAATCTTTGGGTTTGGATTCGTAATATGTGTAAGTATGGTGATTTTTATTTACATCTAGAAATTGCTGAAAAATTTGGTGTGTATAATATTACACCACTATCAGTATATGATATGGTACGTGAAGAAGGTACTGATCCTAATAACCCAACAGCTGTAGTGTTCAAAATTGAACCAATGGCTATTGCTGGTGGTGGTATCAATACCCGCTTAAAAGATAAAGATGGTAAGATACAGTTTGAAAACTATGAAATAGCGCATTTTAGGCTATTAGCTGACGCTAACTACTTACCTTACGGGCGCTCGTTTATTGAGCCTGCTCGTAAAACTTACAAACAGTATGTGTTGATGAAAGATGCGATGTTACTACACCGTATCACTCGTGCCCCGGAAAAACGTGTATTCAGTATCAATGTTGGTAACATACCAGCAAATGAGGTAGACGGATACATGCAGAAGTTAATGCAAAAGATGAAGAAAACACCGTACATTGATCAACAAACCGGTGAATACAATCTTAAGTATAACTTAATGAACATGATGGAAGATTATTATCTACCAACACGTAATGGTGACAGTTCAACAAAAATTGACACAATTAAGGGATTAGAATATAACGCTATTGAAGACGTATATTTTTTAAGAGATGAAATGTTAGCTGCTTTAAAGGTACCTAAAGCATTCTTCGGATTTGAAAAAGATTTATCTGGTAAAGCAACATTAGCTGCTGAAGATATTCGTTTTGCTCGTACAGTTGAACGTATTCAACGTATCGCTTTATCAGAATTATATAAAATTGCATTAGTACATTTATATGTTCAAGGATATGATGGTGCTGAATTAACAAACTTTGAATTATCATTAACTACTCCATCAATCATATTTGAACAAGAGAAAGTAGCATTGTGGAAGGAAAAAGTTAGCCTAGCTAAAGATATTCAAGACACTAATCTATTACCTTCAGATTGGATTTATGATAATATATTCCAATTCAGTGAAGATCAATTTGATGAATATCGTGATCTAGTACTTGAAGATAAAAAACGTGCTTTCAGATTAGGCCAAATCGAAAATGAAGGTAATGATCCTGCTAAATCAGGTAAATCATATGGTACACCACATGACTTAGCTTCATTGTATGGTAAGGGTAGAGCAGGAATGGACATAAACGGACCTGTACCTGGCGGATATAATGAGAAAGCTCCTGTTGGTCGTCCTAAAGAAAAAACATCAATTATTAGCACACAAAAGGATCCATTAGGTAAAGATAGATTAGGTAGTAAGGAAAATGGTACTATATACACTGCTAATATACCTGATGAAGGCAGCGGTACACCAAAAGCAATGTTTGAGTTTCTTAAAAATAAAAACTTATTAGAATCTATATCTAGACCTAGTAAAGAAATTGTATTTGAAGCTCAACAGGAACCATCATTATTAGACGAAAAAAATATCAAGGGCATATAACGACTACATATTTATAGGTAGTGCACACTATACACTATGAAAATTAAACACAGCAAATATAAAAATACTGGTATCTTATTTGAACTTTTAGTAAGACAAATTACATCTGATACTGTATCTGGTAAAGACTCTGCGGCTATCAATATTGTTAAGAAATTTTTTAACAAAACTGAATTAGCTAAAGAACATAAACTATATCAAGCGTTAATAACTTCTAAAGCATTATCTGAAGGTAAAGCCGAATCATTAATTAATTCAGTATTAGAAATATCTTCACGTTTAAATAAAACAGCGTTACGTAAGGAAAAATACAACATTATTAAAGAAATTCGTAATCATTATGATATCGAAGAATTCTTTAAAGCTAAAATCAGTAACTATACACAATACGCTGCTGTGTCAAATTTAATTGAAGCTCATGGATCATTAGAATTCATTGAGCCTTCTCAAGTTATTGATAATAAAGTAACATTACTTGAACATATATCTCGTAAAGAAGTTAATGTTGAAGAAGTTAAAGACCGTGTGTTAGAAGAATACAGTAAAATGGATACTGGTACACGTATATTAGCATATAGAATGTTATTAGAAAAATTCAACGAAAAGTATACTAATCTAAATAACGCTCAAAAATCAGTGTTAAAAGAATATATTAATAATGTTACTAATACTGTTAAATTAAGAGAATTTGTTAATGAACAATTTACTTCTATTAGCAAACAACTAACAGAATTAATTCCTAATGTAACAGATAAAACAACTCAAATTAAATTATCTGAAGTAGTAACTTTATTACAACCATTAGATAAAAATCAAAATGTAAAAGACGAAAACGTTATTTCACTTTTACAATACTACCAATTAATTGCTGAATTAAAGGCTGTTAAATAAATGGATAAATTAAAAAATTATATTAAAACACTAGTACGCGAATTGTTAGATGAAGAATCTACATCAGGCGATGCTGGTGGTTATTCTACTCCATTTGCTTTTGCTAAAAAGGGTCAAAAAACAAACGCTGCTACACAAGCAGCTCAATCACAAGGTATGCAAAAAGTACCTGTTGGGATGCCAAGTGATTCTAAAGTAAAAGATTACAAAGCTATTTGGAAATCAGCTAAAAAGCCAACATACAAAATATATAAAGAGAATATGAACTTACAAGATATAATTGAACAAGAATTGTTAAACGAGGCAACTTATAAACAATTTAAAAGTGAAGTTAAACATAGAACTAAAGCTGAACAATTGCATAAAGCAATGCGTGAGGTAAAAAGAAAAATAAACGAAATTGATCGTATTGTTGATTATACTCAACGTATGAAACAAGAATTGAGCGAAGGTGATGGTGTACAATACTGGGGTAGAACAGAAAAAGCTGTTGCTCAAATCTCTGAAATGGTAAATCATTTAAACACTAAAATAAATAACCTAAAACAGTAATGGCAAAGGCTAAAGTAGCAGGAAACAATAATAAAGTTTCTTTTGGTAAAAGCAAAAACGGATCAGCTAAAAAATCATTTAATAAACATACTCCAAAGCCAAAAGCTTACAGAGGACAAGGAAGATAATAATATGAAAAGTATACAAAACCAATACCGCGATTTAAAAGAAGGTAAAATGTCACAAGCTAACTTCGTACGCAATATCCGTATGACGTTTCCTCAATATGTTACTAGCGTAACATCATTGAATGACTCAATTAAAATCCTAAAAAACAAAGGAATTTTAAGTGAATCTTTTACAACATTCCAACCTGAAGAAGAAACAATGGGCGAAATGAATATGGACGTTAAACCAGAAGAATCTAATGATGATGCTGAGTTTGATGCTATATTAAAGCAACTTGAAGATGAAATGGCAGGTGAAATTGCTGTTAAGTCTGATCGTATGGAAGAGCCATTAGAAGAAGAAGAAGAGCAATTAAACGAAGGTAAAGGTAAAGAATTACACCCAAATACTATCCACCCAGGTGAATTAAGAATGGGTATTAGAGTTGAAATGGAACATACAGAAGATATGGATAAAGCTAAAAAAATTGCTTTAGATCATTTAGCTGAAAATCCATTCTACTACACAGCATTAAAATTGTCTGGTATTGAATCTCCATCAGCTCCTAAGGTTAAAGCACCTAAAGAAGTTAAAACTAAAAAAGTTAAAGATGCAACCGAATTAGTTGATAAAGCTAATCAAATGCAAAAGGTTAAAATGCCTAAAGCTGAAGAAAAAAAAAAGCTTAAAGAAGAATTAGAGAACGAAGCTACAATGCGCTTCAAAGATTTGCCTGCTGATCCTGAAAAATATAAAATGGTAAAGGATAGTAAAGGTAAAATCATTAAAGCAACAAACGCTGATGGCGTTGAATTTCAAAGAGGTGATGTTGCTAAAGCGTATGATGGTGAAGAAGTTAAAATAGCTGACTTTAAAGAAGAACAAGGTAAAGTTAAGGCTTTATACAATAAAGGAATGTTTTTCGCTAGTATTGACATTGATGGTTTAGAAGCAGGAAAACCAGAATTTAGACCAGGTGTTAATATGGGTGGTTCAATGGAAAAACTAAAAAACATGGTTCGTGAAATAGTAAAAGAAATGCAATCTGACGACCAAGAAATAGATGACATGGCAATGGTTATGGATGAATATTTTGATGGCCGTGATAATTTAGATGCAGAAAACGAAGTAAACTAATATGAAACAATTATTAATAGATCATACACCATTCCACATTGCTAAAATGACATTGTCTGAAGCTAAAAGCGCGGGTGATGGTAGAATGCGTATTACAGGTAAGTTACAAGAATCAGGAGTAAAAAACGGTAATGGCCGTGTTTACCCACCAGAAGTTTTAAAAAAACAAGTAGAAATGTATGCAAAAGGTCCTGTAGCACAGAATACAGCTATGGGTGAATTAGATCATCCTGAATCTACAATTGTAAACTTAAATAACGTATCACATATTATTAATAAAGTTTGGTGGGAAGGAAATGATGTAATGGGTACATTAACATTATTAAACACACCATCAGGCAAAATTGCTCAAGAAATTATATTAGCAGGTATTCCATTAGGTATTTCATCTCGTGGTATGGGTTCTGTTAAACAAATTGGTGAAACAGTTGAAGTACAAGACGATTTTGAATTATTGTGTTGGGACTTGGTATCAGTACCATCAACTCCAGGCGCTTATATGAAATTATCTGAAGGTAAGCAAATTCAATTAAATAAAGATTATAGTAAAATTAACGGATTAATTACAGAAATTATTTGTAATGCAACAGGAGTTTGTCCTCTTTGTTAAAAGATTCACGGTTTTACGTATCTACATATATTTATGGGTAACCTAGAATGGGTTGCCCATCTTTTTGCAACTCAGGTATTATACAACCCCACTATTAAGATTGATTCAATAATCTTATTTCCAAAATTAAATTTAAGGAGAAACACAAAATGAGTACAAACAAAGATTTGTTTAAGGAAGCTATTGCTGACGCTAAACAA